AAGATAAAGAACCTTATAACCCTCTACCGGAGTACTTAGCAATAGGACCATCAGACATTCATGGAGCAGGGATCCTCGCAAAAGAAGATATTCCGGGAGAGGTAGTTATAGGTATAACTCATGTATATGATCCTAATTTTCAACATAATTATATTAGAACACCATTAGGAGGATTCATTAATCATTCAGAAAATCCTAATTGTGAACTAATAGAAGATGAGGGAGATGATGATTATAGGAGATTAAAAACACTTAAAAAAATAGAACAAGGTAAAGAACTAACTTTAAAATATAGTTTATATGATATTTGTGATTATTTATAGTGTTATATATATAATAAAGTGGGTAAAATAATTAGTAGTATAAAAACATAAACAAAATATAGTTAAATTTGTCAGATTATGGGATATGATAAAATACCAAGGCAGAAATTGCCTTCGTCTAAAAAGACTAAAAAATGGAAAGAAGCTTGTGTAGAAGCTTATATTGAACTTTCTCAATCTGGCCGTAGTGCCGGAAGTAATAGAAAAGAATCTCTACAACAATTATATGAATACTATAACGGTGTAATTGACGAGGCGGATTATAAATATGTGCTAAAACCTTATGGTAAAAGCCGTAGTAATTTTCCTTCTCAAATGCGTAATTATCCCATAATTAAACCTATCATCGATCTTTTGTTAGGTGAGAAATCTAAAAGGCCTCTCAATTTCACTGTTACAGTACAAAATGCAGACGCTGTTACTATTAAAGAACAAGCAAAAAATGATGTAATATATCAAAGTTTTCAAAAACAATTTGCTAATGAGTTAATAAAAAGTGGTCAATTTTCTGGAGAAGAACAAAAACCAGAAATACCTGAGCATTTAGAGAAAATGTTTGAATCTTCTTATGTAGATAATAGAGCTATGAAGGGCCAAGCGGCTATGAATTATATTATGCATAGTCAAGAGATGCATGATAAATTTCAAAAAGCTTGGTTTCATTTCTTAGTATCTGGAGAAGTTTATACTCACAGAGGAGTTAGAAATAATGAACCGTTTTATGAAGTAGTAAATCCTTTAGATGTAGATTATGATTTAGATCCAGATTTAGATTTTGTTGAAGATGGCGATTGGGCTTTAGTAAGAAAATATGTACATGCTTCTAGTGTTATTGATGCGTACTATGAATACTTAAGTGAACAACAAATCTTAGAACTTGAGGAACCAAGACATTCAGAATCTGATTCATATTTTTTATATACAAATTCTATGAATAAAGATGCTAATGCATATAGAAATAGATTGATAGAAGTGGCTACTGTATATTGGAAATCTAGAACAAGAGTTGGATTTTTAACTTATACGGATCAAGAATCAGGAGCTATAGAAGAAAAAATGGTAGATGATGGATTTAAAATGCCTAATGAGATGCGAGCAATGGGTGCTAAATTAGAATGGAAATGGGTTAATGAAGTATGGGAAGGTACAAGAATAGATGGTAGGATGTATATTAAAATACACCCTTTAGTTAATCAAAGACATTCTTTAGATAATCCTTCTACATGTAAACTTCCAATTAATGGTATCAGATACTCTAACGTGAATACTTCTAATATATCTTTAGTAAAGTTAGGTATACCCTACCAATTAAATTATAATATATACAAATATAGATTAGAACTTGCAATAGCTAGAAGTAAAGATATTATTGCACAATTTGATATTAATATGATCCCTAAGAAATGGGATATGGATAAATTTATGTATTATGTTGAAGGTACAGGTATAGCTTGGGTAGATTATAATAAAGAAGGTATACAATTAAATCCTCAACATCAATCTGTTATGGATATGTCTATTAAAACAATAGAGCAATATATTACTTTATTAGAATCTATAATGCAGGAATGGGAAAAACTGTCTGGAGTTAATAGACAAAGACAAGGACAAGTAGGAAGTTATGAAGGTAAAGCAACTTCACAACAAGCTATTGTACAATCATCTCACATTACAGAAGATTATTTTAGAAAATTTAATAGAATGGAGCAAAGAGATTTACAAGCTTTATTAGATTACTCTAAAGAAGCGTGGTTAACTGGAAAGAAAACTATGTATATTATGCCTGACGGTACAACTGATTTCTTAGATTTATCTAGTATGCAACATATGGAATCTAATTATGGTATATTCTTATCTGATTCTGGTAAAGAACAAGATAAATTAGAAGCAGTTAAACAACTTTCTCAGTCTATGATTCAAAATGGAGTACCTGCTTCTACTATAACTGAAATGTTTGATTCAGATAGTTTTGTTCAAATTAAACATAAAATTAAAGTAGCTGAGAAAACTCAAAGAGAATTAGAGCAACAACAGCAAAAAGCTCAAAATGAATTAGAACAAGCTAAAATTGCTCAACAAGATAAGACTCTAGAGAATGAAAATCTCAATAAAGAGAAAGATAGAGAAACGCAAATTAAGATTGCTATGATTCATGCTAGAGATAATGATACAAATGCTCAATTAAATCTTCAAAAAGGTATGAGAGAATTAGATATTAAAGAAAGGGAGGTTGAGATTAAAGCTAGAGAAATGGAAGGAAAGTCTCAAACTAACAGAGATACTGCAAATATAAAGAAAGAAGAAACAAAATCTAAAGAACGAATAGCTCAAACTAAAGCAAGAATAGATCAGAAGAAGGCAGCTGCTGATAAAAAGAAATCTAGTGATAATAAAAAATCTTCAGGTAAATAATGCTTACACCAGAAGAACAAATGCAAGTTATTAAAGGTGCGTACGCAGAAGGGTATAAAGGGCGTATATATGAATTAATAGATCAGGCATCTCTTGAAAAATCAAAAGAGCAAGGAGCATCAGGTAATACACCTAATTTACCCCCTAATCTACAACAGAGTTCTATGAACCTTCCTTTTGAGTTAAATTCTCAAGAGCAAGGTAATCTAGTTCAATCTCAAATGTCTACACCTCCTGGAATGCAAAATTTAAATATGGCATCTGGAGAAAATCCAATTATTCAGACAGGTCAATATAAGAAAGGTGGATTTAAATATGAAAATGGAGGTAATAAAATAGATTCTGATGGGGATCTTGAAGGAGATTTTAATTTATATGAATCTTCCTTTGAAGAGACAGAGGGTAGAGAGTCACTGGGTTATAATCAATTTGAAAAAATATATAATAAATATGGATATAAGATTGCATCACAATATTGGCGAGATAGTGAAGATGGTACCGCTAGGCACTCATTTCAGACTTGGGTAGATAATCCTAAACGTCAACCTATTAGTTGGTCGGCTGTTGGTAGGCTGAATCCTAAGAATCTAGATCAATATTATGAACTTGCATATCCAGATCTTGAGGATAGAGAATATCATAGAAACTTTAATACACACCAACTATCAGTTCAAGATAAGCAGCATAAAGAACTTGGAATAGGAAAATATGCTGTAGAGGATGAATCATCTGATGCGTCTGGTTTTAACATTAAAAATAATGATGAAGTATTAACTAACGAAGTAGATTATGCTAACCTTCATGATCCTGAATTTTCTTTAGAAGAACAAGAGTTTTATTCTACTCCTGAGACTTGGGATGATTTTAATCCTCTTAATCCAGCTGCAGCTGCAGGATTTGCACAAGCATGGAATAGCGGTGATAGAATTTCAGGGAGTTATAACTTTTTTGATTACTGGAAAGGTAAAGAAGATACAAGAACTTATGCTCCTTCGTATCGTTTTGGAAATGATGTTAGAAATGTAGGTGAAAATGGAGCTAATAAAGTGTTTTATGCAGATGCAAATGGTAATCCTGTAGGTACACATTATACAGATGGAACACCATATACTCAAAGAATTTTAGATTGGTCAAAAGGTAATACAGATATGAATCTAGCAGTAATAGATGACGGTAGTAAATTAAAAGCAAAAGCAGAACTTACTGATGACATGTTGTATAGAAATGTTCCACTTACAGCAGGAGCAGTATTGTTTGGACCACAAGCAGTCACACAAGGGATACGATTGGGATCTACTAATCTTATACCTACTATTTCAGGAACAAGTGCATTTGATGTTTTAGGTGCATATGGAATGTATAATTTTACTCAAACTGCTCCTGGGAATGTTGAAAAGATGATAGACGATCCAAGTTGGTCAAATGCTGGAGATTTAGGTTGGAACGCTTTAGAAATATTTGGAGGTGCTTCTACAACTCTAAACCTTTTGAAGAATTTTAAAAACACTAAAAATGCTAATACATCCTTTCAAGCATTGCGAGGAAGTGAAGATGATATTATTAGATACAATACTTCAAGTAATAGAGGACCTGTTAAATCAAATGTTTCAGGAAAAATTAATACTAATGCAAATAGCGGTACTAATCCTGTAGCTGTTAATTCAGTTAAACAAGCAAATAAAACGGGAACTGGCGGTAGTAGTAGTAGTGCTGTAGATGATGTAGTTCCTACTTCAGAAGAAATAAACATTATAGATGATGCAATATCTAGTGGAATAAAAGACTATAAAATTAATGTTGTACATCCCTCAAATACACAGAAATTAGATAATATGGGAATATGGGGACAACAATGGAAAAATAATTGGAATCTTGGAGTTCAGACACAATCATATAAACCATATACAGTTTCTGGTATAGGTAAAGGTCGAAATACGATGGGACAATCTAATACACTATCAACTACAGAAGGATCAAATATATTTGGCCAAGGAAATTATAGATTCATAAATAATCAAAAAAGCCCACATTGGAGAAATAAACATGGTAATTCACCGTTTTTATTAGACGATGCAGATGCTGTTCCACGATTTTCTGAAATTAATGTAAATCAAAATGTCTTAAATCTTAGAAATAAATTAAATTTACATCATCTGAGAAGTGGAACACAATCAATGTGGGATGACTATGCTGGCATCCTTAAATCAGGCAAAACCCCTACATCTACTCCTACTGGAAGTCCACCAAATATACCATATAGATCAACAACAGATGATATAATTAAGAACTTTAAAAGTAACGTTAAGGGAACCACAAGTCATGAAATGCATCATACTACAGGTTTATCAAATGTAAAAGGTTCAATGGGTAATTATAGAATAACAGGATCTATAGATGATGCTGGATTTCTTAATCAACCAGGAATTATATCTCAAGAAGGTATGGTTAATACAAGTACTTTTATAAGTGCGGATGATTATGCTAAATTAACTGATGATTTCTTAAAAAGTTATTACACCCCTAAATTTAATACAAAATTTAATGTTAAAACTAATGGCTTTGATCAGGCAGATATTATAGATAAAAACCACTTAGAAATTCTTCGGAAGATGCGGAATAAACCAGGAGGTAGTGGTTACACAAATAGATTGGACTATAAAGGATCTCCTGAAGAAATAACAGCTGATCTGATAGGATTTAGAACTAAATTTAACTTAGGGTATGATAAATATCCTGATCCAATTGATCTTAAGACAGCAGAAAAAATATTTAAACAGTTTAAAATAAATGACCCTGATGCAGGAGCTATGTATCAAAATACAAATGCATTTATGAATATGTTTAATAAAGTACCTTACAGTGTTGTTCCTCCAGCAATAGGAGTAGGAATAGGGAGTCAAGTGGGAGGAGACGACAAACAAACTCAAAGAAAAGGAGGATTTAAGAAAAAGAAGTGTAAGTATGGATGCTGGTAAGTGTTATATAATAATAGAAAAACCAAAAAATTAAAAAGTATAAAAAATATCAATATAATTACTAAATTTGTAACCAAATAAAACAATAAATATATGGACAATAACGAAAAAATACAATTAGATGACATCACATTTGATGATGTTATTGGTGGTGATGGTGTAGATACTGTTGCTACTGAAGAGATAGCTCCTCCTCAAGAGGATGAACAAGTAGTAGAATCATCAGAAGAAAATGATCTTGAAGATATTGGGATTGAAGATATTCAAGATGAAGAGGAAGAGGAAGAAAATATAGTAGAAGAAGAAGAAGATCATGAAGAAGAGTATGAAGAGGATGAATCGGATTACGAAGAGAATGATGAATCTGACGATACTATAGTTAGTGAAGTTTTAGATCAATTAGGTTATGATATGGACGGTGAATCTTATGATGATACACCAGAAGGATTAGCAAATATGACTAACGATCTTGCTTCAAAAATAGCTGATGATAGAATCGATGAAGTGCTTGACGCTTTTCCTTTAGTTAAAAAACATTTAGATTTTGTTTTAGCTGGAGGTCAGTCTCAAAACTTTATGGAGGCTTATGATCCTAATTTAGATTATGAACAAGTTAATATTGAAGAAGATGATTTTAGATCTCAAAAAGCAATATTAGGAGATTATCTAGAATTAAAAGGACATGATCATGAGTTTATTAATGAGATGTTAAATGATTTTGAGGATACTGGAAAGTTATATGAAAAATCAGAAGCAGCTCGTTCAGCTTTAGCTAAACATCAAAATACTCAAAGAGAACAAATGGTACAGACTCAACAAAGACAGCAACAAGAACAAAGAGAGCAATCTCAAGAGTTCTGGTCTAATATTTCTGATACTATTGAAGATGCGGACTCTTTTGCTGGTATATCAGTACCAAAGAAACATAAAAATAAATTCTTTGAATACTTATCAACACCAGTAACTAGAGAAGGTTACACTCAAAGAGATTTAGATCATTCAGAAGCTGATATGGAAGTAAAATTAGCTATTGATTACTTGATGTACACGGGTTTTGATTTAAGTGATTTAATATCAAATAAAGCACAAACTCAAAATGCTAAAACGTTGAGAGAACGTATTAGTAGGAACGAAGATAGGGTAAAAACTACTAGAAGATCAGCTAGGAGAAGTAAAAATGTTGATTTAGATAGTTTAGACCTTAATATTTAATAACGGCAATTTTTCAAGGAAACTTGAATTTGTATATAACTTTAAAAATAATTAGAATATGGCAATTAACGGAACAAACATAAGCGTCCAAAAGACGTTTTACAATGACTCGCAAATGACAGACATGAACAGTCTATCAAATGCATTATTGGCAAAGCCGACTGAACTGTCTCCAATTATTACTCATTTAGCAGGAAAAGACGATAAAAGATTCCCTCTATCTTTCTTAACAGAAGGTGTTGGTAATGTTAAATCTATTGATCGCTTGGAGTATGAATACCGTGTGGCAACACATAGGTTGAGAACGAGACCAGTAGCGGCAACGCCAGCAGTAACAGCAAACGTAGGATTAGGAGGAGCAACTTTTGAGTTGGAATTTCCTGATAAACACTTTGTATTTCCATACGTATTAGTATCTCAAGCAGGTACTCAAGCGCGTATCATGAAGGAACCAGAAAT